CATGCAATATGAGAATATCGCACAACGATCCTCTCTCCGTACAACGGAGAGGAAGACGCAAGTCTTTCGGCCCCGGGCCCCCTTGGTGGGGGGCACGAAGCGTCAAGTTCTTGTACGGCCGGTGGTTGAGATTGAGGGATCTCTTCCACTGACCAGCTTGGATGCTTCACATTTCTGGTTGAAATGTAACGAAGCACTAGTCGACAGCTTTACTCTAATGGGTAAGACGTTCGATAGGGTGTTAGTTCCTAAGCCTCCGGTTACAGATCTGACCAAAATGGTAAAGTTACTTAAGAATTGGGTCGCCTATTGGCTTCCCCTTTCCTTGGGTGACGATACCCCTGATCAGATCGTTCCCCCCTATTCTATCCTAGGTGGTTCCTTCAAGAAATATTGGAGGAATCGCATGACAGGAAGAGGGAGACGGAGGAAGGTACTAGTATCCTGTCTTATGTTATATTCTAAGAGGTTGTTTCCTATGCTTCCAGAATCTATGGTAGAGGAAAAGATAAAGGAGTACGGGGAGAGTTTATCTCGCCCCGAGCCCAGTATCTATCCCTATCGACGTGAGATTGAATCCAGTATTATCGATTCTTGTAACGAGATCGGTCCCATGGTGGCAGATTTCACAAAATCCTTTCCCCCAACCACTTCTTCCTGCTACGAAAGTAGTCGGAAGTCTGGTGGGGTTCAGGGTTTTGTTCGAGAACACATCTTGGGAGACCACTCTATACTAGATTCGAGAGGCTATTCTAAAGTTGAGGACTTAGAAAATCAGAAGTCCGAAGACCTGTTGCTCTGCAATTGGGATTCGGTCTGGGAGGAGTTACTTGGTACTCTACTGGCTGAAGCAGAACCCATCATTGATAGTGACAAACCTTTCCTTGCCAAAGTTGCCGGAATCCCGGAACCTTTGAAGGTAAGGCTCGTTACCCGTCAATCGTGGGTGCTAAATCTACTTAAACCCCTTCAGAAGGCGTGGCATTCCAAGATGCGGAAGTTGTCGACTTACTCCCTTATCGGGGGTGCGTCGGTTTCTTCTGAGCTTGGTTCGCTGTGCCTCGAGAAAGGGCAGAAGTTTGTCAGTGGAGACTACCAAGCGGCTACAGACGAGATTTATCTACGATATACTAAGTTTGCAGCGGAAGAAATGTTGAAACGTACGGAGATCAAGCTACCCATGTGGTTACTCCCTTTCGAGGGTTCCATTCGGAAACTTGCTATCCGTAGTCTCACAGAAATAGGTGTTGATCTGGGAGGGTCATCCCCGATCCCGGTGAAACGGGGTCAGATGATGGGACATATTCTGTCCTTCCCCTTACTTTGTCTACTGAATCGGTCTGCAACCTGTCTCGCTATTCCCAGGGATAGATGGATGCGTATTAATGGAGATGACGTTCTTTTCCCAGCGAGTCCTACCGAGTATAAGAAATGGAAGATTTCCACTTCTCATATTGGGTTAAAGTACTCGATTGGAAAGAACTACTTCTCTAGAGATGTCGCGCTCATCAATTCAGAATTCTACGAGTGGGATAAGGATGCCGGTCATCTCGTTCGGATTAGTGTCCCAAATGTCGGTCTGCTTGGATACCAGGTTGAGATGTTATGCCAGGAAACTGGCGTTCAAATCTTACCCTGGGACCAATACGGATCGTATTGGAACGCTTTCGTGGATACCCTTCCCCCAAATCTTTGGAGGAGGGGTTACGCGCTTTTCCGGAAGAGATACCCTGCATTCTCGGCTTGTCCGGCTCCACTAATGGGGCCTCGCGAGCTGGGTTGTTTGGGCGGTGCTGTACCTGATGGTTGGAAGTATAAGAGGTCGGAACTGGTATGGATGGAGGCACATCGACGTGGAGAATACAACTTCCGCGATGGTATTTCGACAGATTACGCTCGGATTCAGAAGAGATTTCACAATCTCATCTTGTCCGATTGTGATCCTAGATTACTATCGTGGGGGGTCCTCCCCCTTGGGGAGCATTCCGCGCCCGTCAATGTACTTCCGGATCCCTATAGTCTGGGTGGTGGTTACGGTGAACGACTCATGGCCATGAGGCGATGGGTCATTAAACCGCTAGCTATGAAGAAGGCTAGGGTCTTTGGGAGACGGAGATGGCTCCGCTTCCTTCAGGGTACGGCGAGAAGTCGCCCCATCTTGGGGGGAGAGGCGCTAGAATCTGTCCTTTTGAATTCGTATTCTGGTTCCCGATCTCGCTGGTACCTCGTAAGAGGGTGTCAGAGGAATGGGGTTCTAGACTGTGATTTCGAAGGATTGGATCCGCTCTTCCGCGAGCCCTAACCTGATGGTATCCCTACGGGGAGAGAGAGACTGATGGGGTTCTATCTTACGCGTAACAGTCCCGTCTTCCTAACGAAGATGGCATGAAGTAAATGGCTAAAACAAAGAGAACCAGAAATGCAGCTACTAAGAAAGCTACCGTTACCGGAGTACCCACAGTGACTGTCCCTGCCGCTATCAGCGTCAAGAACACTTACC